TAGAAGCTTGGGGATTAGATAAAGATTTCTATCTTGGTAATGTAATTAAGTATGTAGCTAGAGCCGGAAAGAAAAGTAGAACTACTGAAAAAGAAGATTTACAAAAAGCTTTAGTATATTTACAAAGAAGAATAGACACACTATGATCTGGTTGAAAATATTATTAGCAGCTTTTGCAGTAGGATGTATTGCAATGTTTTGGATTGTTATAAATGCTATGACAAGACCTATTTATAACAAAATGTACAATATGTATATAGAGGATGAGAAAGGTCGTGCAATAGCAAACTATACTATAGCAGCCCTTATAATAGTTTCTTTTCTACTTGGATATATGCTTGGATAAGGCAAGTTTCCTACCCTGTCAAGAAAGTCCCCGGTTTATACTGGGGATTTTTGTTTATTAAAGATTTTTTTTGTATATTATACTGTATACATTTAATATTTATAACCATGGACATTTTAAATTTTATTTCTTGGATTAAGGCTGGGAATTATAGAGCCACTCTTCCAACAGACGTTACTAACTTAATTGCAGTAGGTGCAAAAGATCCATCTCGTGATGATCAGTATCTTTCACTTGCTGTTAATGCTGCTCCTTTGCAGACATTGTACCGTACAGCTAATGTAACTCAAGGTACTAGTATTACCACTGCAGTTACTGTAGAAGCACTTAACGGTGTTATTACAACTGTATCATCTACATTAGCAGCTAATGCTAAAACTTCTTTTACTGTAAACAACGCTTTGGTTGCTGCAGGATCAAGAATTTTAGTATCTGCAGAATATGATGAAGCAGCAACTGGTATTCCAGTATTGGGAGTAGCAGACATTGCAGCAGGTTCTTTCAAAGTAGTTCTTAGTAATGGTGCTGGTTCAGCTGCATTAAACAATATAGTTAAAGTACACTATATTATTCTTAATTAATACATACTGGGGTAGTGATATCCCAGTTATTGTATTCACTTAAACTTATTTAAAATGTCAATAGGAAATTTAAAGACATACGGAAATAAAGGAAATAACTTTCCCTTTCAACTTAAAGTATTACAGGGTATTACAGATGTAATTAACTCATTAACTGGTGTTACTGCTGGGGCTTCAAGAACCACAAATATCTTAAGACCTACTACAAGTGGTACTATTACTGCAGGTAAAAGATCAGCATCTTTTTCTAATGTAGGTACAGCGGATGTTACAATTAAAGGTGTAATACTTAAGCCAGGAGAAACTGTTAACTTTGATGCAGGAGCAATTAATAACACACTGGATGCTATTGCATATGATGCAACAGGTGGTGAGTTATTGATTATTTTTATTTCATAGTATGCCAACGAAAATATTTTTAAACAAAAAGAACATTGGTTTCAATGGTGGAAATTATATTTCTACCCAGAATGTTAATGTCCCACCTTTGCTCTTGAATTTATTTCCCGGTGCATCAGCAGCATACTCACTTAGAAAGCTAGACACAACATATGCAGGATCTGCAATTCAAGTAAGAAGAACCACAGATAATGCAACTCAAGATATTGGTTTTGTAAACAATGTACTTGACTTAACTGCATTAACTACTTTTCTTGGTGTTAATGCTGGTGCAGTAAGTATTTGGTATGATCAAAGTGGTAACGGAAGAAATTTGATTAATGCTACAGCCATAGAACAACCACTAGTATATGCTAGTGGACCCGTTATTTTTAACGGAGCACCTTATCTAAGACTAGATGGTATAAATGATAGATTGGTTAATGCTGGATTTGATCCAACAAATGCTGGTGTAGTAAGTACATTTACTGTTGCACTAGCTGCAATGTCAACATTAAGTACAGCTGTATTCTTGCATCAAGATCAAACAGTTAATTCTCGTATTGGACAATGGGCTAGATTTAGTTCAGGAATAAGTCAATCTATTACTTTTAATACAGCACAAAATAATTTTACAAGTAATGGTACCACTGTTACTAACTCAGTACCTTACGTATATACTTCAATTAGAAGACCTGCAAATGTACAGAGTTATGTAAATGGTACTACTGGTGGTTCTGTAGCAACTACAGGAACTCCTATATTTAATGCAGCAGCTACAGTATATGTTGGTAGAAGAGCTACAGAAGCATTAGCAGGATTAATGTCAGAAGTAGTAATGTATCCTTTAGACCAAACAACTACAAGAGCAGCAATTGAACAAAACATAAGAAACTACTATGGTTTTTAGAGGCTATACATATATTAATGTTGCAGATGCAGAAGCTGCTGTACAACAATGCGATACATATTATAGTATTCCAAAAAGCCCTGATGATGTTACACAACATTGGGCAGGTTTTGAATACTCACAGAATGATAATATTTATTTCATCTTATTTGATGAATCTCTCTTACCTATATTAGGAGAGCCAATTGAATTTGATGTTAACTTAGAAGAAGAGATATAATGATACCTAAAAGATCCGGTCAGTTAGAAAGTATTTTTACTAACACAGGTTGTAATAATTGTGGGAAATGTGCTGTGTGTACAACTGGTTTAACAACTCCACCAGCTTGTCCTACTCCTGATGCTTGTCCTGAAGAAGAACAGTGTGCAGAAGTAACCAATGCAGATTGCGTAATATATACAGGTGCAAATATTACAGCTGGATCCCAAACAGTTATTGCTACAGATTCAACAGTATCTCAAAGTTTACAAGATATAGTAAACTGGGTAGATGGTGGTGGAGCTGTAGGAAGCCAAGGTATTCAAGGTATCCGCGGAAGTCAAGGTTCTACTGGGATTCAAGGCATACAAGGTTTAACTGGTGCACAAGGACAAATTGGTGTAACAGGATCTCAAGGTGCTATTGGATCAACCGGTGCTCAAGGTACGGTTGGTGCTCAAGGTCTTAAGGGAGACACTGGTTCTCAAGGAGCCGTAGGTTCTACAGGAGCACAAGGAGGAATTGGTGCTCAAGGACAAACCGGAACTACTGGTTCTCAAGGTGCATTAGGATCTCAGGGTGTACAAGGAACTACAGGACCACAAGGAACAACTGGAAATACTGGTTCACAAGGTATTACAGGTCTTCAGGGATCTCAAGGAATACAAGGTGAGAGAGGTGACCTTGGAGCTCAAGGTATTCAGGGAATTCAAGGTCAAATAGGAACTCAAGGTGTCCAAGGAAGTTTAGGACAACAGGGTACTACAGGAACCCAAGGGCAAATTGGTACTCAGGGTATCATAGGATTGCAAGGTGTAATCGGTCCACAGGGTACTGTAGGAAATACTGGTAGTCAGGGATCTACAGGATCTACTGGCTCACAAGGTGCTGTTGGTACACAAGGATCAACAGGATTTACAGGTTTACAAGGTTCACAGGGTATTCAAGGCTCATTAGGAGTACAAGGTACCACAGGATCTCAAGGAACAGATGGTACACAAGGTTCATCAGGAACACAAGGTAGTATAGGTACTCAGGGCATTCAAGGAACTACTGGTAACACTGGTTCTCAGGGTAGTACTGGTAGCACAGGTTCACAAGGTACAGTAGGTACGCAGGGATCAACTGGTACTACAGGTTCACAGGGAGCTCTTGGTTCTCAAGGTGTTCAGGGTACTTCTGGTCCACAGGGAACTACAGGTAATGATGGTGCACAAGGATCAACTGGTTTGCAAGGTTCTACTGGAACACAAGGAATCCAGGGAGTTCAAGGCACATTAGGACAACAAGGTGTACAGGGAACAGTAGGTTCCCAAGGAACTCAAGGTATCTTAGGTACTCAAGGTTCTATTGGTGTACAAGGAAATACAGGTTTACAAGGTTTAGAAGGATTACAAGGTTCTGTTGGTAGCCAAGGTTCTACTGGTAACACCGGCAGTCAAGGTTCTACAGGTTCTACCGGTAGTCAGGGTACAACAGGTACACAGGGTTCTACTGGATTTACAGGTACTCAAGGTGCACAAGGAACCCAAGGATCTCTTGGTGTACAAGGTACAACTGGTAGCCAGGGTGCAATTGGGACTCAAGGAACTGAAGGTATTCAAGGAAGTATTGGTTTACAAGGTACACAAGGAACACTTGGTAATACAGGTTCTCAAGGATCTACAGGAAGTACAGGGTCTCAGGGTGCGGTTGGCTTACAAGGTTTAACTGGAGATACAGGTAGTCAAGGAACAACTGGATCAACAGGTAGTCAGGGTATAACTGGAACACAAGGCTCAACTGGTAGTCAAGGTATTCAAGGAAATGTAGGTGTACAGGGAGAAACTGGTACACAAGGTATCTTAGGTTCTCAAGGAACGCAAGGAGTTCAAGGACAAATTGGTCCTATTGGAGTTCAAGGTAGCCAAGGAATTCAAGGAATTACTGGTAGTCAAGGTACTACTGGTACACAAGGTTCTGTTGGCTTACAAGGCGGTATAGGAGCACAAGGTCTAGAAGGAAGTCAAGGTGCAACTGGAAATACCGGAAGTCAGGGTGCAATTGGTAGTACAGGCGCGCAAGGATCTATTGGTTTACAAGGTGTTACAGGTCTAACTGGAACACAAGGAGTTCAAGGTATACAGGGATCTTTAGGACTTCAGGGTATACAGGGAGTACAAGGTCTTACCGGTACAACAGGTGCTGGAGGTACTGTAGCGTATTATGGTTCATGGTATTCTACAGTTGATCAAACTGCTGCAGCTATCAATACAGAATATATAATGACTGTCAATACAACTTCTTACTCTAATGGAGTATCTGTTGTAGGAGGTACTCAAGTAACATATTCAGCTGCAGGTACATATGCTTTTAATTTTTCAGTTCAGTTCCATTATACTGGTGGAGGGGGTTCAGGTGATGTAGTTGATGTTTGGTTAAAAAAGAATGGAACTTCCGTAGCTGATTCAGCTACTAAATATCTTGTACCTTCTAATCTTGCTTATAATGTATCATCATTAGATTTTATATTTACAGTAGATGCCGGAGATTACTATGAAATTGCATGGGCTGTTAATAATACTAATATTAGATTAGAATATGATCCAGCATCAGCTCCTTATCCTGCAATTCCTTCTGTAATTATTAATACATTCCAAGTTACTTATACTCAACTTGGTCCACAAGGTGCTACTGGTACCCAAGGTGCTTTAGGTACTCAAGGAACACAGGGAACATTTGGGCCTCAGGGAGTTCAAGGTATTCAAGGTGTTCAAGGTCAAATTGGCGTACAGGGTACAACAGGAAATACTGGAAGCCAAGGTTCTACAGGAAGTACGGGAGCACAAGGAAGTACAGGATTGCAAGGTATTACTGGTGATACAGGTTCTCAAGGTACCACAGGATCTACTGGTTCTCAAGGTTTAATTGGTTTACAAGGAGCAACAGGCTCTCAAGGTATTCAAGGAACATTGGGTAATCAAGGTACTATTGGTGCTCAGGGTACAGTTGGAACTCAAGGTATTCAAGGAGTACAAGGTACTCTTGGTGTACAGGGAGTTCAGGGTACTCAAGGTATACAAGGACAACTTGGAGTACAAGGTCAAGTTGGTGTTCAAGGTCAAGTTGGAACACAAGGAACTATTGGTGCTCAGGGAACTATTGGTAATCAGGGAACAACAGGTGTTACTGGATCACAAGGTAGCACTGGATCTACAGGATCACAGGGTTCAACTGGTTCACAAGGTACATCTGGATTAAATGGATCTCAAGGAACACAAGGGACAACCGGTAATACTGGTGCACAGGGTACCCAAGGTATACTTGGAGTTCAAGGTGTGCAAGGTACTACAGGTATTCAAGGACAAACAGGTGTTCAAGGTACAACTGGTACTCAAGGTTTACAAGGTATTCAAGGCATACAAGGTGTGCAAGGACAATTAGGTTCTCAAGGTACATCAGGTAACTCAATTACTATTATCGGTAGTGTGAGTACCTCAACATCATTACCTGGATGGCCTAACTCATACACAGGAAATATTGGTGATGGTTATATTACTACTGATACTGGACATTTATGGGTTTGGGATGGTACTGAATGGGATGATGTTGGTAATGTAACAGGTCCACAAGGGGTACAAGGAACAACTGGAATCCAAGGACTACAAGGTATAACTGGTATCCAAGGTATTCAAGGTTTAGTTGGTACACAGGGAATTCAAGGAATTCAAGGTACAACTGGATTACAAGGTGTGCAAGGAACTCAAGGAATCCAAGGTCTATTAGGTATTCAAGGTACTCAAGGGCAAATTGGTACGCAAGGTACTATAGGTGCTACAGGAAGCCAAGGATCAACTGGTAGTACAGGTAGCCAAGGTACAACAGGAAGTCAAGGAACCACCGGAACTACTGGATCTCAGGGAACTCAAGGTACTCAGGGAATACAAGGTATTCAAGGATTTGATGGTGGTTTATTAACACCAGGATCTTATGTAGGTAAAGCTGTTAAAAATGGAACAGCTCAAACCATACCAAATGGTACTGATACCGTAGTAACTTTAGTTGATGATTTTGATCCTAATAACTGGTTTACATCAAATCAATTTAAACCTACTACAGCAGGATATTATTTAGTTAATGCTCAAGTATGGTGGAATGCAGGATCAGTCAATAATGATCAGAACAATATACAATTAAGAAAAAATGGTTCTACACAAGTAGCAATTGCTCAAAATCCAATTGCAAATACAACAATTGGTTATTTCCAGTCAATTAATACTATTCTTTATTTCAATGGTACTACTGATTATATTGAATTAACTGCATTTACAGGTAATCCAACTTCTCAAGATATTAATGGAGCAGGAACTGGTACTTGGTTAGATGCTGCATTATATGCATATGGGCCTCAAGGAACTACTGGTTCTCAAGGAATTACAGGAACTCAGGGAGCAATAGGTACACAAGGTGCTGTAGGTTTACAGGGTTTACAAGGAATACAAGGATTACAAGGTTTAACTGGTACACAGGGTACTAATGGAGTTCAGGGAACTACCGGTTCTCAAGGTACTACAGGAGCCACAGGATCTCAAGGTTCAACAGGAACAACAGGTACTCAGGGTGCTGTAGGTTCACAAGGAACAACTGGTTTAACTGGGTCACAAGGAGCTACCGGAAGTACTGGAGCCCAAGGTACCGTAGGTGCACAAGGCACTGTAGGTGCTACTGGTTCTCAAGGAACTACTGGGGCAACAGGTGCGCAAGGAACTACAGGATTACAAGGAGTACAGGGTATTCAAGGACGTGAAGGTGCTATTGGTGCACAAGGGACTCAAGGTATAACTGGATCCCAAGGAACTACTGGTACACAGGGTATTCAAGGATTATTAGGTATTCAAGGTATACAGGGTGTAATAGGATTACAAGGTACTGTTGGTGCTACTGGATCTCAGGGTAGTACAGGTTCTACTGGTAGCCAAGGAGCTATAGGTTCTCAAGGTTCTACCGGAGCTACTGGCTCACAGGGCACCACTGGCGCGACTGGAGCCCAAGGCACAACTGGTTCACAAGGGACTACAGGTACAACAGGACTTCAAGGTATTCAAGGAATCCAAGGAACTTTAGGTAATACTGGAGCACAAGGAACTACTGGAGCCCAAGGGACAACCGGAACTCAGGGTACCACTGGTACACAAGGGACAACTGGAACAACGGGTGCAACAGGTTTACAAGGATTAACTGGTAGCCAAGGTACCACAGGTGCTACAGGCGCGCAGGGAAGTACTGGTGCAACAGGAACACAAGGCGCAGTAGGTAGTCAAGGAACTACTGGTAATACAGGAAGTCAAGGTGCTACTGGTTCAACAGGATCTCAAGGTACTACCGGCACACAAGGTACTACAGGTTTAACTGGAGCTCAAGGAACTCAAGGAACTTTAGGTATCCAAGGTGTACAAGGAACATTAGGAATTCAAGGTGTAACTGGTACTCAAGGTACTCAAGGTGTAATAGGCCCTGTTGGTGCACAAGGTACAACCGGAGCAACTGGATCACAAGGAAGTACTGGTAGTACAGGATCTCAAGGAACAACAGGTTCTCAAGGATCTACTGGTGCTACAGGAAATACCGGAGCTCAGGGAACAACTGGATCACAGGGTACTACTGGCGCAACAGGGGCACAAGGTACCACTGGAACTCAAGGAGCTACAGGAACAACTGGAGCAACCGGTTCTCAGGGTGCTATAGGTAGTCAAGGCACTACCGGGGCTCAAGGAACTACAGGTACTACTGGTGCTACGGGAGCTCAAGGTACAACAGGTCTTCAAGGATTAACAGGTCTTCAAGGACAAACTGGTGCAACCGGTGCCCAAGGAGCAATTGGATCTACAGGATCTCAAGGAGCTGTGGGAACACAGGGTACAACAGGAGCTACTGGTAGTCAGGGTTCAACTGGTTCTACTGGTTCTCAGGGAACAACTGGAAGTCAAGGTACAACTGGAGCGACTGGTGCCACTGGGTCACAAGGAACACAAGGTATACAAGGTATTACAGGTAATACTGGTGCTACTGGATTACAAGGTATTCAAGGTATACAAGGCCGACAAGGTGTTACTGGAACACAGGGTGCTATTGGTGCTACGGGCTCACAAGGCTCTACAGGTAGTACTGGTACACAAGGTGCAATTGGTTCACAAGGCAGTACTGGAGCAACTGGTAACACAGGAGCACAAGGTGCAATTGGAGCACAGGGTGCTGTTGGTACAACTGGATCTACTGGAGCGCAAGGAGCTGTAGGTAGTCAAGGTACTACGGGTGCAACTGGTGCAACAGGAAGTCAAGGTATTCAAGGCTTTGTTGGAAATACAGGTGCACAAGGAACCACAGGTTCAACCGGTGCCACAGGTTCTCAAGGTATCCAGGGTATTGTAGGTAATACAGGACCAACAGGAGCTACGGGTGCACAAGGTGCAATAGGAAGTACTGGTTCACAGGGTACCACTGGAACTCAGGGTACTGTAGGAGCAACAGGCTCACAAGGAACAACCGGAGCTACAGGAGCTCAAGGAACTGTAGGCTCTCAAGGTACGACAGGTGCAACAGGAGCTCAGGGAGCTATTGGTAGTACAGGTTCTCAAGGTGTTATTGGTAGTCAAGGAGCAATTGGTGCAACTGGTAATCAAGGAACCACTGGTACTCAAGGTGCTGTTGGTGGAACTGGAGGTACCGGTGCACAAGGAGCTACTGGTGCAACAGGTTTACAGGGTATTCAAGGAATCCAGGGTAGACAAGGTACTACAGGAACTACAGGTAATACAGGAGCTCAGGGTACACAAGGAACAACAGGTGCAACTGGAGGAACTGGAAGTCAGGGTACTACAGGATCACAGGGATCAGTAGGATCAACCGGAGCTCAAGGTATACAAGGTATTGTGGGAAGTACTGGGTCTACTGGAGCACAGGGTATTCAAGGTATTGTTGGATCTACTGGACCACAAGGAAATCAAGGAGCAACTGGAGCTCAAGGAGCAACCGGTGCTACTGGTGGAACAGGAGCACAAGGAACCACAGGTGCTACGGGTAGTACTGGTGCGCAAGGTATTCAAGGTATTATTGGTACTGGTACTCAAGGAACTCAGGGTGTTCAAGGTCCTTCCGGTGGTGGAGGTGGAGGTTGTACTGTTGAAAACTGGATAATTGCTTCAAACTCTACTTCATATACAGATGATACAAACTTAGGATCTGGTAAATATTATATTGGTGAGGCAGATTGTGGATGGAATGGTTGTGACTTAAATGTTGTTAGTACAGTTAGTAGAGAAAGAACAGACCCAATTCTTACTCAAAATCTTAATTGTGGAATTGCTCTTCCTCATGATTTACAATCTGGTGATGTTGTTACACTATGTGGAATGGCATGGATTCAAAATAACTATACAGTAGATCCGCCAACTGCTATTGAGTATTATATTGGGTACATTCAATGTAGTACATGGAATCCTATTACTAATGTATTTCCACAAACATCTTTAGCTAATGGTTCAACAGGTTTTAGTATAACTGATCAATATGTTTGTTATACTTTAGAAGTTCCATTATCTGATGCTTATGATGCATGTGATACATTTATGACAGTAGGTCATAATGTTACAGGTTCTTCTGCTTCAGATCCAGATTTTCAAGTAAAACTTACTTGGACATTAAGTGTACAAAGAAGTTGTGTATAGTATGAGTTGAAAAATTATATTATATTTGTTGTAAAACCAACAGCAGATGAATAACTTATGTCAACTTGCCCTCCAAAATGGAGGATCTGTAAACTACTTAACAATACCATCAAATCTTACAGAAGGGTTAGGACTAACTAACCCTTCTCTACTTATAGTAGATGGATATTATCTTTTGAATCTAAGACATGTTCAATACGCACTATATCATAGTGAAGGAGAACAGAAATATCAAACTCCCTGGGGACCATTAGCATATCTTAATCCAGAGGATGACGTTACTCTTAGAACAACTAACTATCTATGTCAGATAGATCCTAATACACTTTCTATAGATAAATTTCAAAGAGTAGATACATCTAAACTAGATGTAAAACCTATTTGGGAATTTATAGGACTTGAAGATGCTAGAGTAGTTTACTGGGATGATACATTATATCTTACAGGAGTACGTAGAGATACTACAACTAATGGTGAAGGTAGAATGGAGCTTTCTACAATAGAAAAAGAAGCTACAGAGACCAAGAGAGTAAGAATTGAACCACCAGGTAAAGGATCATATTGTGAAAAGAATTGGATGCCAATTATTGATATGCCATATCATTATGTGAAATGGTCAAATCCTACTGAAGTAGTAAAAGTAGATCCTGAGAAAGGCACTTCAGAAACTATTCATTTAGTAGAACAAGACATAATATTTCCAAGAGATATAAGAGGTGGATCACAAGTTATTTCCTATCGCGGTATGTATATTGCACTTACTCATGAAGTAGATCTTTGGTATAATGAACAAGGAAGAAAAGATGCTCATTATTATCACAGATTTATTGTATGGGATAAAGATTGGAAAATAGTACACTACTCTGATGAGTTTAAGTTTATGACAGGTGCTATTGAATTCTCATGTGGTTTAGCATTTGATGGTAAAAACTTTATTATTCCATTTGGATTTCAAGATTCAACAGCTTATATCTTAAAAGTTCCTGCAGATGTAATTGAAGATGTATGCAATTTTACTGATAGAGTTGATAAAGTAAACTCTAAAGGAGCAACTCCATATAAACTAGAGTCATTTATCAATGACCCATACAATGCTGATAAAACATTTGAACTTGCAGAATTCTATTTTACACAAGGACATTATGCATCAGCAATGTCTTATTATCTAAGAACTGCTGAGTATTCTCAAAATTCTGATAGAACATATGAAGCAGTATTAATGGTTGCTAAGTCTTTATGTACACTTACTAGAAGACCTGTTACTGAACTTGGTCTTTGGTTAAATGCATTAAATCTTGAACCAGGTAGACCAGAAGCATATTTATTCTTAAGTGAGTATTATGAAAAGCAAAAGAACTATCACCAAATGTATAGTTATGCTGTAATGGGTTTAAGAAATCATATTTATGCAAAACCTATGACTGCTAATCTAGCATATGAAGGTGGTTATCAACTTGGCTTTCAAAAAGCTGTTGCTGCATGGTGGATTGGTAGAGGAAAAGAAGCTAGAGAAATTTTCTTAGAATTGGTTGCAAATGCAGATAATCTATCTGATAAATATAGAAAACTAGTACAGACTAATATAACTTCATTGGGTACTGGACCAGATCCATTCTTAAGATATCATAAAGGTTTGCATGATCAATTGAGATATAAGTTTTCTGGATCAGAAACCATTATGAAAAACTTCTCCCAAACTTACCAGGATATGTTTACTCTTAGTATGCTTAATGGTAAAAAAGACGGTAAGTATTTTGAAATTGGTGCTGCAGATCCATTCCATGGTAGTAATACAGCATTACTAGAAAAATTGGGTTGGACTGGTACATCATTAGAAATCTTAGAACATGAGGTTACCAAGTTTAAACAACAGAGAAAGAATGAGATTATACTATGTGACGCTACAAAGTTTGATTACTCTATACTTAAAGGTCATATTGACTACTTGCAAGTTGACTGTGAACCACCAGGAACTACTTATGAGATCCTTACAATGTTACCTTGGGATCAGTGTACTTTTGGAGTAATTACATATGAACATGATTACTATACAGATGTAACAAAATCTTTTAGAACAAAGTCTAGAAATTTCTTACTAAGTAAAGGTTATATGCTTATTGCAAGTAATATCTCTCCTAATGATGATTGTCCTTATGAAGACTGGTGGGTACATCCTAAACATGTTGATGCAGAAATCATTAAGGTAATGCTTGCAGCAGATGATACAACTAAAAATGCAGAGAAATATATGCTTGGTAAGTTATAAATTTTTTGTATATTATATGTATGAGGAACATACATATATCACGTATTAATCTTTCAACCATATTACAGGTATGTCTTATAGTGATGTGCCTGTTTTTGCTTTTAAGAAAA